GTAACATACGATTGAGGTTCATCATCTCTTTTTCTATTTCTGAACTGTACTGTTTGAAGTTTTCGTTAAAATCTTGTGACGTTTTCATATCCTTATTTGTTTTAATATTTGACATTTGATTTACTTTGATGTTACAAAGGTAGTGGATTCTGATGAGTCTTCAAAGAAATTATCCAACTTTCTTCAGATTTTCTTCAATATTTAACTTTTCGAAACAGTCATTTCGCCCATAACTCGCTGTGGGGTGACCATGTTAGGGTGATGACAACTCCCCATGACGGACGCTGTTACTTCTGTACCGAATTTCCCGGAGTAGATGCAACCAAATATCCGGGTCTTGGCGGAGAGGTTTTTAGGGAGATTTACAGGCTGTTTTCGACGCCAGCGTGTCAGTCTCGTGATAACGGATAGTGAGGCATACGATATCGTCGCAAATGACAGCCCACGGAGTCCTGGGTGTGGAGTAGGAATAGTCATCGGACACGGTTCTTCGGGGTTGAGTCGCGCAGGATTCTGGCGCAGGAGAGTGTTGCAGTCCGGATTCGAAATACCCCGAACCCCACTGACCAACCCAGCCTCAACCCAAACCACCCCATACCCCTCACCTCAATACCCACCATACTCCATACACCATATAGACCTATTATATGTCTATCTATACCCATCAGTGATTATCACCTCCCTATTCTTTTATTTGGTAGGTACGGGACATCACCAACCTCATCACCTCTCTTACTATACTCTATTAGGAATAACCATTGTGAGGCTCAGCATTATACCATGTTGATGGTGGACGTCCCTGTACGAGACGTCCAGAGGGATGTAACAAGCCATCACCCGTGACTCATCACATCCCTCCACACATAATCCAGAACCCGATGTCGAATATCGAACACCGTTCAAGGAATCTATCGAGTCGACTGACTATCCTTCCGCATCATACTGTACTCCCGCCTCAACTGCTCCAACGTCCCTGTATTATATCGGATAGTGTCTATCAACCTCTGCACATCTTCATACCGTTCATCAGCCAACGCCTCACGACGAGCCGTTTCGAGCACCCCAAGATACGAGCACAGCACAGGTATCTCAGCCTCTAATATCTTCTGATACAATATGGATTGATTTCCGTACACGTAATCAATTTTCTTACTGAGCAACGTGTATCCCCATACCGACAGCACGATAACAGCCGTCAGCAGTACGCACAATATAATGAGAAGAACTATCATAGCACTATCCAATCTTTTGCGAACATATCATTCCAGTCCGGAACGTAATTTGTAGCCACAGTCGATGACGGGTACTGCTTCACTATCAGACACTGGTTGCGATAATGAATATCCCCGTTGGCTGTCTTTCCAATGAACTGTTTAGCACTGTCCGGAAGCGACTGCATCTTAGGAACAACCTCAGCCGGAATGTCACTGTCGATTTGTTTCACTACAAACTTATCCCCAACCCAACTTTCTCTTCTGACACACTTACCAGCCTCGAGAGCCTGTAATGCTTCACCGAAGGACAGGTTCTGATACGGGTGCTTATAGGCAACCACGTCATCATGAGTTATCCCTAACAGTTTCATTCGATGTTTCAGCGAATGACGGTACTCCTTCATGGCTTCCTTTTGGGATAACATCGACGTCTGAACTTCCAATTCGAGGCTTTCGAATTTAGGATTTTTGAGGATGAACTCCTCCAACTTTTCTGTGCGCTCATCCAGTTCTACATACTCCTGAATGAGCCTTTCTTTAAATGCTTCCATACGCTTCTTCTTTTATTCTTGATTATTATCTAACCATTGCTGAATGGTGCTCAGCAATTCTTTTGATTCCTTTCCATTGAGCCACACCTGTGTAACCATAGTGAGGTGCTCATAGATATTGTACGACAGCCGTATTGAACCGTTCTCGATTGAATGCCCGTTCACATTGAAGCGGATATCAACATCGCTCAATTCTTGAAGACAGTCATGCAAGTCCATAGCCTGTGACGGTGTGAGTTCGGTAGCCTCATCAGGCTCATACACACTCCAACCCACAACCAATGAACACTCTACATTCTTGTCCTCAAGTTCCTTCTTGAGTTGAGCAGGGTTCAGTCTTCCCTCGAACCCCAACAGGGTTTTCGTCAGCACTATGCCTCTGAAGTTCTTGTACATTACATGGATATTCCTTCTCATATTTCCTTTCCGAATTGTTTAAGTTCTTCAATTATTCTATCCCGATGTTCCTGTTTGATATCACGGGTTCTTCCTATCCGTTCCGATTTCAGTATTTCAAGCCTACCATCCTCGTGAACCTTTGCTGTGGTCTTCACTGCGATATCGTTACCATAACCAAAGTCCACACCAATGATGATGTCATTGTTCTGAGCGAAGTGTATCATGGTATTATCCCCAAATTAGGTTCATTCGAATGTTCCTGAATATACGCAAGGCACTCCTCACGTGTTCCCTGATAACGGTACAGGTTCTCAAGCTCAACCCCAACAGATGTGTCTATCACTGCACACTTCTCTTCACCACCTGTTTCTTCTTTATTGATGTTCATCGTTTCTTCATTGACAATCAGGCTGCTCACCTCTGTATCTATTTCGTACAGGTAAATGGTCGTGCCGTCTTGATTGACAGCCAACTCGCCCTCGTCCTCATCAAGAAACACTTCCGAAATTTCTCCAACGAATCCTGGGGTCAAATCCATTAGGCTATCGCCCTCATGAATTTCCTTTCCGGCTGAATCTTTGTAAATCATAATCGTCTTTCCTTTCTATCTTTTAAATGAGGCGTCATACGGTCGTTCTAACAAACTTTTACCACCCGTGCTGACACCTCATTCAGATTGTTACTGTTATTCGCTTATAGGAAGCAAGAACACCTTATCGAAGTTCTTTATTACTGACATTGACGTAACGTCGCTATCGACTAATATCTTCCCGTTCTTGATTTCCCTGACAGTATAGAGAGTCCCATACACGTTCTTCACTGTTTTAAACGTGTCCCCGACTTTCAGCTCATCGAGTTTCACTTCCTTATACTCTGAACCATCCCCGAGGCATAACACCTCTTTGTCTTTGCTGTTCACCTTTACACAGTGAGGACACGCATGACAGGCTGAACTGCCTATCTTACAACTGCCATGAATATTACAGTCAGGCTGCAATTGGTTCCCTTCGAACCAAAACTTCATCTTTAACATACTACCAACATCTTTGAAAATTACTCAATTTCTTACCACATCTCGAACACTTCTGATAAGTCCCAGTCACCCAATGACCGCTCTTTCGCTTCTTTCCTCCTTTACGGCTTAAACTAAATTGCGCACCTCGGCAACGTTCTTCCATGACTGTTACAGGCTTATGCCCAAACCATTCGCAGAGCTTACTGTTCCACTTCTTGATTAGGGATTTTTGAATCTTCTTCCACTTCTTCATACGTTGCATTGAACCGTTTCTCTGACATTATAAATAACTCTCCCGTCTCGTCCGTGAACACCATATCCCCACGAGATACGGACTTCGTACCGCTGTCGCCTATGGCTTCGACATAACACTCTTCACGGTTCGTGAACTGTTGGTCAATATGGTAGTCGTTGGCTTTCAACTTCTCTACCACTTCGCTGAATGTATCATCGCTCAACTGAACGATGTCAAACATTCCTGAAACTTTCGCTTTAAACTTCTTTTTCATTCTTCTCTGGTTTTTGATGTTTAAAATACTTTTCGCCAAATACCTTGTTTATCCCGCCACCAACCATGAAGCCACCTGCACACAATAGGAACACTCCCAATTCGTTTAAATTTGTCTTGATGTACCCGTTGGTCACGACGTCCCAAATAAGACAGAAGCACACCACTAAACCAATGATGGCTCCTATAATTACGGACAGCAGCAAGGCAAACGATTTACTGCTGTCCAATGTCCCTGACTTAACAAGAGACCTGAAATAACTTGTCATTCTCATACCTGTATAGCGTTATGACGAACTCCTCTTTTATTTATGAAGGACGTCATCGTATGCCTGCAACTCTATAAGTTCAATGAGGTCTCGCTTCGCTCTATGCATAGCGTTCTTGACCTGTTGAAGAGTGAACCCCAGTTCATCAGCCATTTCTTCGTAGGTGAAGTCATCAAAGAACCGCATCTGAATAACCCGTCTTGATGTTGACGGCATCTTCTGCATGACGCTCTTTACATATTCTATTCGCTGATTGAACGACAAGGATTCTTCAGGTGTACGGCTGTCGTCTATTACTTGTAACGTAGGTCGGTCATCCTCGGTATCGTCGAACCCCTCATCAATACTGACGATATTCACTCGGTTCTTCTTACGACAATAGTCTATCGCACAGTTCCTACCGATACGGACTAACCACGCACTCAATTGATAGTCTGGTTGAAAGCGTTCCAACCGCTCGAAAGCCTTTTCGAATGTTTCCATTACGATGTCGGCTGTTAAATCTTTGTCATTGATAATCTCACCAATCTGTATAGTGAGGATAACATTGTACTTCTTGAATATCGTTGTAAAGGCATCCTGGTCTCCACATAAGGCTCTTTGAACCAGACCGAAGTCCTTCTCGCGATGTGATGTTTTCTTTCTCATGATTACACTTGTTTGATTTACGGAAGCAAATATATGTATAAAGATTGACATATCAAAAGAAATCCCCGATTATTTTCGGGGAAATCATTACTCGTCGTCTTCGTCGTCGTTTGCCTCTCCTATTTGTTTGTAGAAGGATTTGTTCTTACAGGCTGCTGCCATCATGTTTATCGCTAATATATCCTCCATTGTGAGGTCGCTGTCTTTCTTCTTTGACCGCTGGGCTTCATACTCATCACAGGTCTCCGAAGCATACATCTTGAATTTATCGTAGTAGGCTATCTGGAACAGTTCCCTCATGCGTTTACGTTCAGCCAGATAGTTCTTTCTGTGCCACTCCCACATCTGACTGAACTCAATATATTCAGCACGGGTGAACTTACATTTCACTATCTTCTTACGACCTCTCTTCCACAGTTCAACTTCCTTGAGATAGCGTTCAGTCGTACCATATACACTGACGTACAACTGTAAGAACAGTTTCTGGACTGAAGTTCTCATCTCGAACTCATACCACTGTTTCTCTTCTTCATCAAGTTTTGACTCATCGATACCGTATTTCTCGCACAAGGCAGACAATAGGATTTTTTGCGTTCGTGGCTTCACCACCTACTCCTCTTTCGGCAAGAGCCTGTAATTTACGTATCTTAAGCAAGATACCAGTCGGGACGGATTGTTCTTTGAATTCCATATTACATTGGTTTTATTGATTTGACTGTACAAATGTAGTGGTTCAGATTGAGATATCAAAGAGTTTCCTCGGGAATTCTTCAAAATAAATTGAGCCGAACTTCCCAGTCCGGCTCAACCTCGCAATATTTAAGTGCAATCCAACGGCAGATTTACCGCACTATTATAACGTGATTACACCCGTTTCATCACATTCGTAAAGAATACGAATGTCGGGTATGGGCTTCTCGGATTAGCGATAACACGATGTTTCACGAACCCATTTTCTAACAGGAACTTCGCAAGACTCTTAGAGGCTTCCATATATCCGTAATTGATATCATGCGCAAGCCGTCTATCCGCCTGAAACGCTTTCTCGAGCGTATCCTGTCTATATACCTGATATCTCAACTCAATTTGTTGCGAAGGACAATCATGTCCAGCAACTATTCCGGCACCAAGGAAATCTTCAACTGGAAGGAACGGCATACGATACAGTTCCGTTGGAATCATTCCTGGTATAGTAATAGCACTATCCCCGTGCCAAGCCGTGTCATGAACCTTTTTCACGAATGGCTCAATGGTTTCCTTCATGACCTTATAATCGTCATAGAGTCCTCTACGACCATCTTCCCAGCCTTCCTTATAAACAGGCTCCAACGCTTTAACACTAAACAATAGACGGAACGCCATCTTCATACGTTCCCACACACTTCTGTTTCTTAGTTCATCTTTCATATCTACGAAATTATTTGTGAGGGAGCGCGAACTCCCTCTGGTTATTAGTTATCATTTCCAAACAGTTGTCGTTCAACTTTAAAGCCTCTCTTCCAGGTCTTATTCTGACGACCGCATATGCAATTATACGTTTCCCGAAAGAACAGGGTTAAATCATCATCTTTGACATCTTCCTTACAAAACCCGTCAAACCATGCCCAGATGTTAGGACGGTACTCAATACCAATCTCTATCTTCATGAAGTCAGGATTAGGAACTTTATCGGTTTCCCAACGTCTGATAGTCGGGTCCCACTTGTTTACTTCGAACCGTAAACCTTTACTTTCAGCAGCCTGTTTTAATTCTATTAAAGTCTTCATATTATTCCGTTGATTTATTGTTTGACGCAACAAAGTTAGTCATTCTTTTGATATATCCAATGATTTATCCGGAATATTCTTAGATTTTCCTAAAGATTTTATTCTTTGTACCTTTGTAATCGTTATATAACTGTTTATAAACTCTTTAATATTAAAGACAATGATTAAGACTGGTTTAACCGCAGAAGAGCTCGAACGTAGTGCTCTCTTGCTTAATGGTTTGCTTGCCGACCACTTCACGCTGTTGCTGAAGACATGGCAGTTTCACTGGAACGTCGTAGGAGACTCATTTGGTTCCTATCACGAAGGAATGCTGAAACTTTATGAAGCTGAAATTGAACGTGTTGATGATGTTGCTGAACGTATCCGTGCGCTCGGTAAACGTCCGCTGGGTTCTATGGAAGCTATGTTACAGAACAACCACATTCAGGAGTTTAAGATGGATGAAAGAGTTCCTCAAGCAATTGATATGTGGAAAATCATTCGTGACGACTGGGATAGGATGATACGTTCAATTCGTGACATTCACAAACAAATCCCTCAAAACGACCTCGCCACCCTGAACTTTCTTGAGGACATGATTGAAAGTATGGAAAAGGAAGCGTGGATGAATCGTTCCTACAATGTTACTCCCGAAGGAGAGTAACCGCTTACAGCCTACAAAACAGGGGAGCCTCATCAGCTCCCCTTTCTTTTTAATTATACAAATGAAAAGTCCCAGTTGCGGAACCACCTGAACCCATATATTCAACTTTTACGTCATAATAACAAGAAACTGAGGACGGTGCTCCAGATTTCTTTACAAACTGAACCCGAGTTTCATATTGGCTGGTATTAGTGACATCATAATATGAAGTATTTGTAGGAGTAACTGTTACCCGTGTATTCCCGTCTTTGCTGAAATCTTCTGATATCAGAGTATCTCCTTCATAGATAGCCTTTCTCAAACGAAATTCTGGCGTGACGAATTGGTTTGAGAAATTTGCCTCAATAGTCCCCGAAGGAGTTATCCACCCTTTACTTGTCCCTGCGAAGCTGTCAAAATTATATTGCAACTCAGTAACATTTCTTCTTCCAGCACTTTGGGCTACATTAATAGTTCGAGTGATACCCCCCCCCCTGAATGGTTATCGTAGAGGAACGAGCATTACCAGTGTTTGCGGGAACCGCAACGGTCACTTCCTGTGACCCCCCCCCAGAGTCTGGGGTGATTGTCATAAAATCTTTTTGCATAATCTTTGAAATTAAATTGTTCAACGAAATTATTTGTTTCCTTGCCGGGATTTCCTTGCTGATTCACAAATACGCTTCCACGATTCAACTTTCTTTTGCGCAAGTTGTTCTCGTTTAAGCCGATGTTCTTCCGAACGGTCTATGCACCCATAATCATCACAATTCATTTGAGCCTCCTTTCTTCTTTGCCTCGCGACGTGCTTTCCGTCTTTCGCGTCTCGCTGCGGCTTCTGCCTCAGCTTTGTTTATATTTACCTCACCCTCTTCTTTTTGTGCCTTGTGACGAGCAATAGACTCTCCTATCGCACCCTTTACACGCATATTCTTCTTCTGCTTGTAATGCTTGTTAAGATTGTAGTCTATTTCGAACTCACCTTTCGGCTCTTCGGGTTCATCAGGCTCCGGAGCCAATACCATACCATTCTCCTTGAGGCTCATATCCTTGTCGTCAGGTGTAACAGGGTTGGCACGGCTGTCTTCCTGTGCCTTCGCTGCCTTCATTGATTTCAATCGTAGGAGCATATTCTTACGAGTTGTTTCGGCTGTGGTTTGCTTCTCAGGTTCCTTCTCATCAATGATTTCCGTGATAGGGGTAAACTCCTGAACAAACTCTTTAGAGGAACGCTCTATCTGGTCCCAGTCGTACTGCTTAATCAGTGCTGACGGCAACTGTACCTGTTCACCATCCATCAAGTTACCATTGAACCCATTGAACTTCGCATACCATGAGGACGCCAACTGTGATATCAACACGGTCGGATTCAACCCTACCTTTGCAGCCGTCAAACCCACTACCAACGCATTAATAGACATCTGCTTCATGACCGTCATCACGTTGGTCTCAGCGTGAAGTGTGGCATTGATATCAATACGACCATCAACGGTCATCTTGATTTCGTTCCCCTTAACTTCCTTGCGAGCCTGTTCAATGATACGGAGTATAAGGTTACAATAATCGACGTTACTTCCCCCTGCTGCTCTGTTCTTGATTTCAACCTCTACCAACATTTGATTAAGGACTTCAAGACGACCTGTTTCAGTTGCTATACGAAAATCCTTATTCTGTAACACGTACTCGGCTCGACGTCTGGTAATCAAGTCTCGGTTCTCAACATAGAACTTCTTCAGTTCTTCCTCCGGAACCTTAATCTTGTATTCCTTCGCCATAACCTTGCTGACATCGGTAACGGTATAGAACTTCCCAAAGAGTTCCATTATCGTGCCTGTATAGTCGACAATGTTGCGAGGCTTCCGGGAACGGACTCCCATAGCCTTATTCAACTCCAACACGGCTCGTTGATAGGCTCTGTCTAACTGTAAGTATTGAAGACGCTTGGCGTTGGCTGAACGAACAGCCGTGATGTCCCCACCGTGCGTCTTGACAACTGCCCCCACGTTCACCGTCTGTTGGAAGTCTATATTGATTGTTTTCTCTTCCTCTGTACCCTCGTTTAGCACAAGGTCGAAATATCTTTTAGGAGACAGGTCTCGTTCCTCTTTTGCCCATTCAGCAGCGACAAACAAGTCCTTCACCTCGTCCGATGCTTCCGTAATGTAATCAGGAGCCGTTCTCATAATACGGTCAACGTCGGCTTCCGTAATTACACGTTTCGGGATGGGTTGTTTCTTTTCTGCCATTATCTTCCTAAATATGAAAGTGGCTGGTTTCCCAGCCACTCTTGATTGTTACTGAATGTTACTTCTTTTTCGACTTCGCTGCTTTAGCAAGAGTCTTCGGTTGTTCCTCTTCCTTAGGAGCCTCTGCTTTTGGTTTCGCTGGTTCTTTCTTCGGAGCGGTCATTACGACAACCCCTGTGAACTTGGTTTTCGTAGCGGAAACAGTTTCAGAAGACGGTGCTTCTTCATCGCCCACACCATTACCAACCTCAATAGCAGCCTCAGGACTTTCAGCACGAACCAGAATGAAGAATGGTTCTTTCACCACTTTACCCTTATCGTTCTCGCTGAGAAGTTCAATTTTAACTTTGTAGAACGGGTCTTCGTCAGCACAGCCGTCTGTCTTTTCAACACGCTGTATCTTTGACGGTTGAATCTTAGGAATAGAGAAGTCCTCTCCCTTGAATTGTTTGTTCATGAACTCTGTTACACGTGCTTCGGCTTCGGTGTAACTTTCAACCTGGAACAGCCACAGTTCCTTGACGGTCTTATACGCATTGCGCTCGGTGACGGTCAACCGCTTTGTTCTAACTTCGAAAAACATATTCGTCTCTTATTTAATGATTAATAATCGTCGTCCTCGTTCTTGTTTCGCGAGAACAGCGTGATGTCTTTAATATCAACGTACCACCACTCGGTTCGGGTTGCACATTTGAACCTGTCGGGGAATTCGGCTCGTTTCGGATACGTATCCAGTACGACGCACAAAGTGTTTTCTTTGAATTGATGACCGCTGTTATTATGGCGGATGCGTACAATGTCCCCTCTTCGGATTTGTTTCTGACTCATAGTATTTACTTTTATTTGGTTCATCATTTTGCGGACATAGCACAGGACGTATTCAAGAACTGAATAGCGACTGAAACAGAGTTTTCAAGGGACACTCTTGACACTTTCGCAGGGTCAATGATTCCTGCCTCAAACATATCTTCTATCTTCTCAGTAACAGGGTTAAAGCCTTTCCACCACATTGGGTCGTTGTCTTTCGTCAGGTCAACTTCGATACGGGTTGCGTTCACAGAAGCATTTTCGCACAACTGATTGAACGGAGCCATCAACGCTTGAGCCACTACATTCCAACCGATAATGAAGTCAGGATGCTCCTCGTGAAGTGAAGGCATATTGCGTAGGTGGTCTGACGCTCTCAACTGAACCGTACCGCCTCCGGGAACGTATCCCTCTTCCAACGCTGCCCGAGTTGCGGCAATAGCGTCGTCAACACGGTCTTTTCTTTCCTTCATCTCTACCTCACTGTCCGCACCTACATAAACGACGGCTGCTCCTCCTGTAAGTTTCGAAATACGTTCACGATACTTCTCTTGGTCGTAAGAGTTCGTATTCTCCTCCATTAGATGTTTAATAGCCTCTACTCTGGTATTTATATCGGCTTCCGTACCAACGCCTCCTACGAGGATTGTACGATTAGTAGAAACGACTGTACGTTCACACTCGCCCAGCCAGTCTGTACCGAGTTGGTCAAGCGGACGTCCAAACTCATCGCCTACCACCTTTGCACCTACCTTAACAGCCAAGTCCTCTATCATGTCCTTCTGGATTTGACCATATCCGGGAGCCTTTACGAAACAGGCTTTCAACCCGTTCTGCTGCTGAATGTTTGTCACGAGGAACTTGATAACGTCATTAGACGCATTAGGAGCAACGATAAGAACGCTGCGTTTCGCTGAATAAACTGTCTGAATGATAGGAAGGATTTCCTGGGGATAGTTGATGTTCTGCCCGAAGATGAGAATATACGGCTTATCAAGCACGCATTCCATACGCTCTGGGTCTGTAACGAAGTATGGGTTCACCAAGCCTTTCTCCCACTGAAAACCTGTGGTCACTTCAACTGTGGTTTCATTTCCCTTGCTGCTTTCCTCAACTGTAATCACTCCGTCGTTTCCTACCTTTCCGATAGCTTCCGAAATGATACAACCAACCTCCACATCACCGTTTGCGCTGATAGTGGCAATCTGATTTACACGGTCGAACTCAGTCTCACCAATTTCCTTCGCCATCGCTTTAATGAACGAAACGGCTTCTGAACGAGCAGCCTCCATTCCTTCTTTGAAACGCTGTGGATTCTTGACATTAGGAAGAACATTCATTCCCTCTTTGATGAGCGCACGGGTGAGGATTGTGGCTGTGGTCGTACCGTCACCAGCCTCGTCACAGGTCTTTGCCGCAACGGTCTTAACAAGCGTTGCCCCCATACGTTTCATCGGGTCGTCGGTATCGTACGCACGAGCAACCGTTACGCCATCTTTCGTGATGTGAGGAATTCCATACCCTTTGTCAATGATTACTGAATGTCCCTTCGGACCGAGAGTAGAAGATACTGCATTAGCGAGTTCATCAATTCCTTCGAAAAGAGCCTCTTGAGCAGATTTGTTGAATAAAATCTTTACATTCATATTTATTACACTTAATCGATTTTTATTTAAAAACGCCCAGTCCCGGAGTCAGGTTCCGAAGACTGGGCAATTTCTTGATTTATTTCTTCGGTCGCTGTGGTATTTCGCACGCACCTCCGGCACAGGCTGTCGCAATTTCACTGCCAGCCTGTTTAAGCGGTTCTTCCCATACGATGTTATCGTAGGAAACAGGCTTCATTCGACAGATGGCTTGCCACTTGTGGTATGCGTTTACGTGCTTCAAACAGTACGATGTCTTCTGACGGTCGCCTTCCATATACTTGTCGGCAAACGAATTGAAGCGACGCACCCAATCCAACCGTCTTTCAACACGTCGTTTCAGGTAGTCAATGACACAGTTCACGTCCGAAAAACAGATACCGTCAATGTCAACGAGGAAACGTCCATCCTTGATATTCTCAACAACGAAGTCGGCTATCTGTTTGTCGTTAATTGTAAGTAACTGTGGAGCCAACCCCATCGCTGCGTTACAGGCTTCCCAAACGTCTTTGAACACGTCATTCGCATCAACGATAAGACCGCTCGACAGAATGGCTCCTGCTCCGTAGCGTTCCGCCAACTCAACCTCGTCAAGAACTTCGGTGTACGGTGCTTGAGGATAGTCCAAATCACCAAATGATGATAACAGGCTGATACCACCAAACTGGTCACGATGTTCCCACAGGAACTCCCGTACTTCATCCCATTCATCTGGGCGAACTGTACAGGTATTTGACACGTTCATTCGAAGTTTTGGATTGTCAAGTGTAGAAGGATGAGTCAGGTTCGTACCGTACTCAATCCAGTTCTGTTTCGTTAAAAGAACATATTTCAGGAATTCGATTGCTGTCAGGTTCTGTTTCAGCAACGCTCCTTCGGGAAGTGTAACAGGGAAGGCGATAACCTTTTCACGGTCAGGAGCCCAAACGCTCGCTTCTACCATATCCGGATTGACACGTTCCCACTCTTGAACAGCCTGTTCAGTGTCCGCAGCCTGAATGTGACGAATGTAGTGACGAGCGTGTCCGGCAGTTATTCCTGACAAGGTTCCGAGGAGTTGTGAACTGTTCCCAGACGGCTTCACAACTGTACACCGTGCAGCCTCGTTGATACCTATCATTCGCGCAATCTTCTTGTTGGTCTCTACAACGATTTGAGCACCACGCTTCTGTACTTCTGGGTCGAACAGGATAGCAGGGTTCTCACAGAGACCCGTAATGCCCACACCGATAAGAGCGTCCCGCTCGGCTATCAACTGTGACCACTTCTCAAGAACACGGAAATTCGTGTAACCAGCCTGCAACGTACAGATAGTGGAGGCTGCTTCACAGGCAGCATAGAAATCCTCAACTGTCTTTACCTTACCACCGTTGATTTCCGCAAGGTTACAGAATCCCCAGCCTGTATGATAATCACCGTTCTCGTCTTTGATTTGTGGAAACATGCCTACCTCTCCACAAGGATTATAAACAAACCATGGGGAGTCGATGAATACAAATCCTGGCTCCCCATACAACTTGGTATTCTCGTAAATGCTGTCAAACACTTCCTTCGGTGTATCAGGTAGAATGGCTGCTGAATTGTTACTTCGACACAGTTCCGGCATCGTTGCTATCCAGTTACCTGTTTTGCACGCAGCCATTTCAGCATCATCAGCGTCAAAGATACTTATCATCGCTGAACGACGCACACCACCTGTCACCACGCTGTTCGCACAGATACAGATTAGATAGTGAAGTTCAAACGGTCTCAATTTCCGTCCTTTGATACGGGTAATGATGTGGTGACACTTCTCTATCGCCTGACGCAACGGTTCGGGTCCAGGAGCCTTAAATCCCCCTCTGATGTATGCACCTTTCGGGCGGATTGCTGAATAGTCGAATTCAATGTCCGCACCACCATAATAGTAAGCGGTCATCATCTTGCCGACAGCCTCTGCCCACCCCTCAATCGTATCAGGTATCACGAATTTCTCAGCCTGTTTTGAATTATCAAATCCTTTGGGCACAGGAAGTCTATCCGTGTGAACGTGCTGAACGCTGTAACCTGTCCCAGCACCACAGAGCAACAGATACATGATTTCCTCGAATACACGTACACGGTCAACGTAGGTAGAGGAACAGTTATAGAAGCGAGCGTGCTTCTCTAACATCAATTCTCCACCATACTGTAACGCACGCTGGGCTCCCAATACACGTTGCTCAGAATACAGGCTGTATGCGTGAGCAAACATCTTACTGAACTCAGCCTCGTCCTCAGGCTTCACCATACCGGAATAGCGTTTCAAGTGCATATCCATTACTCTGTTCACGGCTTCCTGCCATGTTTCCTTTTTCCCATCATGGGTTTGGGAATACTTGCTCAAAAACACGTACTCCCCGACCACTGGTCGACTGTCCTTTTCAATCATGTTTCTCTTCAATTTTCTTGGTTCTCTTTTTACGAACTGTTTTGGGCTTCGGTGCGGGTTCTTCCTTGCGTTCTGCTATAATGCAGCACGGCATCGACGAACCCAGCGTCAAAGCGAGCACGTCAGGGGTTCCCAACGCTTTGTCTTTCGCTCTGGCTTCCGAAACAATAGACGCAAATATACTACTTTCTACTTCAAGATACAAGGGTTGAGGTCGGTACGTGTTCTCATTCCCGGATTCCTGCTTCGCCATTTCAATGCGAACCCGTTCAGCCTGGAAATGAGTTTCAAGAATTTCTTTCGTAGGTAGAAATCCTTCGAAAGCCTTAATCTTCTTGCACGCCAACAGGCAGACTTTCACTGACTGTTTACCACCCTCGTACACTTGATGAGGAACCATCAGATACAGGTCGATTGGGGTCTGTTTCTTTACTTCTTCCATAATTCAAATTATTTAACAATATATTAAACTCTTTCTCGCACGTGTTATAGCCACGAATTGGAGACACTTTTCAGCATATAAAGCCAGTTCAGTTGTCGCATACTTACTTGGTAGGAGTTCCGGCTGAAGAAAGAATATTCTGTCCGCTTCCAACCCCTTACTTTTGTGAATTGTCGACAGCGTGATACCACGACTGGCGTTCTCTACAAATATATCGTAAATCCGGGAGCGCACGGTTTCCAAATCACCGAAATATTCGTACAGGCTCAACAAAACATTCACTTTCTCATTCAACTTGTCGTATGCCTCACACTTGGTTGGACTCTTAACTCCCTTCTTCTGCAACTTACTTATCATGTTCTCAAGAACCTGTTCAAGTCCCCATACGTCCTCGACGCTGTCTATAAGCGATACAAGTTCATCACCGAATTCCTTCCCAAGAATTGTACACTTCTTCCCCTGTCGTAACAGGGTAATGAAAGCATCAACCAACGGAGCGTTATTTCGGCACAAAATGAAGTCGCCTTCCTGAGCGTCCTTGAATGTACCGTCCCCAACGAACCCTTTAACCGCTCCAGGAGCAGCCACTATACCATCGGGGAACACTTTACAGGCTTCGGCAACTATATCCTGGGCACAACGATATGTCATTGACAGAGGCAGCGTCACCGTATTAGGAGCGTTCTTGATAGCCTGTAATGAGTCAAGATTACTCCCCATAAATGAATAGATTGATTGCTTTTCATCCCCCACCGCTATCAAGCGACCTCGTGGTGTCTTGCACATCTTTACGACCTCAAACTGTAATGGGCTGATATCCTGACACTCGTCAAGCATAACGACATTGTACTGTTTGAAGTCATCCCGATGAACGTATTGAGTCGCATAGTATAACATATCGGTGAAGTCCATAGGAAGTTTCCCCGACCCACCTTTTAGAAAGTAATTATCAGCAATCTTTTTATTGAGCATACGGAGTTCTATTGCTCTCTTAGCGAGATTTTCGTCAGCCTCCTCACCGTACCTCTCACCCAATGATATTATTGCCTCTACATCGTCTTGTACGAGGTTAAAACGCATGAGGTCGTAGAGCCTACATATCTTCATTATCATTCCAGGAATACGCTTAGAGTGAACCCCTTTGAAGTTCATCTTCTCTTTCGCCAGATTGAAGTTCTTTGAATCTGACAGCGCAAAATTCAGACTGAACGCTTTACACAAACTTGACAACGCACACGAATGTAGGGTGGAAGCCTTTACGGTTCTTGGGAGTCGCTGACCCAACTCCTCTGCGATTGACTTATTGAACGCCAAGAATATTGAACTCTTTATAGGAGGAGTTATCTCCGCTAACTTACAGAGAGTGAATGTCTTTCCACTCCCTGCCGTTGCACTGACGAAAATGTTCCTGTTCGTACTTTGGTATTCGTCAACTATCGCTTGTTTATACTCATCTAATTTCGCCATATATACTAAATCTTTTCTACTTTATAATCGATGTCCAATTGCCCATTATAATACGGCTCAAACAGGTATGTTCCATTAACCCGTTCAAACAACTCCTCTTCATTTGCGTAGAAGCAATCGCCTATAATGTTCACGTCTCCCATCTTATTCAGTTGTTCAAACATCTCAGTCTTTTCAGGGAAAACAGCGTCAGAGCCATCATGGTAGAACCAACTGAACCCCTCAAGCGGTCTGTCCTGAACGTAACTGTCTTGCGTCTTATAATTCGCCAGAGCGTCCGCACAGGCATTACCGTAAACCAATGGGTCGGACAGGTCTTTCCCGTGTCCGTTGATGTGTGATATACCGAACACCATCTTTCGACGGCTTTCAATTTCTTTCAGGATTTCTTTCCAAAGTTCAGGATTCTTAACTCCCCACCACCCGTTGGCTCGCCATTGTGAAAGTAGGGACTTCTTGAAGGCATTCACCACGAACTCGCTGTCGGCTACGACATGAACCTTTGTATAGACGTCTGGGTCTATCATCTGTATCGCTGCCAGCAACGCTTTCATCTCCATACGGGAGGTCGTCGTGTTCCAGAAGCCTCTTCTAAGGTGTATCTCCTGATTTCCATAAGGAATGTACACCCCGAACCCACCTAATTTTCGGTCGCTCTTTGCGTTACAACTTCCGTCGGTGAATATTGTTATGTTAATCCTCTCTTTTGGAACCATATCACTCAACCTTTCTTATCTTTAAGCCGTGTATGGTTTGCCACCCCTGTAACCGGAGAGCATCCTCAACTTTGTCTTCACTGACAGCCATAACGAATTCTGCCTGTTTCTTGATTTGCCCTTTACGTTCTTTCGTACCGAAGAACTTTGCTTTGAATTGAATTTTGTCCATTGTATCACTAAATTATTTGATAATTACATAACGGCTCCCGATGGCTCGAGTTTCCGTCATTTCAGATGTTTTTGTAAGAATTTCCTTGCCAACAGTTCGTTCTCGCTCTGTCCCCTGTTCACCACCCCTGTTATAAGGCTCTTGTCCTTAACGGTTTCTCTCATTTCGACGTCTATCGTGTCGGGTGATAATAGGTAGGTGATATTTATACTATTCTTTTGCCCCATTCGCTCAAGACGACTGTTCGTTTGTTCCAGGTCAGTTGACTTGTCAGGCAGTTCAATGTAGAAGAGATTCGAGCAGTTGTCCTGAAGACCGTCCGTACCTGTACCAGCCGACTGAATGTTCGCAAAGAGTAACCGATGTTTCCTCTGTGAAAACTCGTTCACGATTTGTTGCTTCTTATCAGCCGAGACCCCACCCTGTATTATCGGAGCCTTAAAGTATTTCGCCAGTTCCTGAAGCGGTTCACGGTGTACACCAAAGACCACCAACTGTTCGTCTTCATTCGCCTCTAACCAATCCTTGATATATGATTGCATGAATGGCAACTTCCCTTTCACTGACAGGGATTTCAACGTGTTAATCATTACAAGGTGTGGAGCGTTCACGGCATTGTTTGCCTTTTCGATGTCTATCTTCTCAAGATACGCTAACAGGTCTGACTCGGCTCGCCTGTACTCTTTGAGGTTCACAATAGGAACATCAACTGTTTGCTCTACCAACGGTGGGAGTTCCTCAAGAACGTCCCTCTTATTCCGTCGTATGTAACCGCCCATCCGTAACAGTTCATGAAGTTCCTCGAGGTTACTGAACCCACTGTCGTCGAACCCGTATGCGGTTTGCTTCCCATTACAGTAACGAAACTTGAACTCCAACGTATCACCGAAGATGTCATCAAACCGTCTAATTATCTTGAACGGCTGTATAAGGTCGGCTGGCTTATTCTGAGTCAGCGTACCTGTCAATCCCCATACGTGTTCTATTCGCTTGGTTATCTTCTTCGCCATCTTGGTTCGAAGAGCCTTTTCAGACTTCAAGAAGTGTATCTCGTCCAAGGCACAGGCTCCCCAATACTTCTTGAGTAGTTCCTTGAACTTGGCAGTCGGCTTCTCCATGTTACGTTCCCCGAGCACATCGTAATTGATAATCACAACATCGCTGTCCCATACGGCAGGGTCGAACTTTCGCTTCCTTTCGATTACACCTACTTTTCGGTCAGGCATCCACTTCGCCCATTCCTTCTTCCAGTTGTACTTCACGGACGCTGGGGTAACTATCAGAGCCGGAAACGCTCCGAGTAGTTCAATGATAATAATCGTCTGGGCTGTCTTACCCAACCCACAATCATCCCCATTGATACAGTTCCCGTGATTAATCATATAGGCAACTCCCTCACACTGATAGGGACGGGGAATTCGCTTCATTCCTATCTCCTTACAGGCTTGCTCAACTTCCTCCGCTGTTATCACCTCTTCGGGTTCCTCATAATCAATCACCCGACGAGAGGGAACGTAGTTCATTCCCTCCTTGAATCCGTTCTCCTCAAGCCACTTCTTCAACGGGTTCACCGTGACAAGTGAGAACGGAATGTACCACTCCCTGTTTTGGGGATTGTATCCCGCACCAGCGAACTTCTTTACAGAAGCCACCAGCGCAGGGTCGTAGGAAAAGCCAATGTACCACCAATCATGGTCTCTATACCAATATCTCATAACGATTCCTCCTTTTCGCTTCAGACATTTTCTTTCTTGTTTCCTCGGAATGTTTCTTTCCAAAGAAATGATTTTTCTCTCCTTTATGTGATTCTGAAAGTTTCTTTTTCCATTCATCTGAAAACTCTTTCCGCTTCACCCCTTTCTTAGATTCACTAATTTTTCTACGATGTTCTTTCGAAAGAGTTTCCCCACGAAATGCTCCAATATGACCAGAATTTGCTTTAGAAATCTTTTGTTTAGCTTCTTCTGAAAGATGTTTACCTTTCATTGAAGGAAGCCTTCCTTTATTTGATTCGGATATTTTTCTCCTTGATTCTTCAGAATGTTTGTGTCCCCAATATTTAGCAAAGTGAATCTTTGAAGCCTCCCTTGCTTTTGCACGACGTTCTTCTGTCCATACAGTTCCAACCGCTCCATCCCCACCATCCGTTGAATTGTATCCAAATTCTTTAGTTTGAAGCCTTTTAATTAGACGCTCCTCAATGTAACAAAGTTTTGCTTTCAGAGCCTGTCTATTGGGTGCCGATACCTGAATAATTTCCTCAATCGTAAAGTTCTCAACACCGTACTTCCTCATGGCTGAATAAAGCCTGTAAGGAACTCCACGTTTCGCAGCCTGTTTATGTTCTTTGAATCGTTTCTCAATCGACTTCACTGTCTGACCAATGTAAAGTTTCCCATTAGCCAGACAGCATATGCAATAAATATGTCCTATTCCATCACAATATCTCATTTTCAAAATCTTCTCTCGTTACGATACGAAGTCCTCTTTGTTTAGCGGTCTTCATCTTAGAGGAAGTTGAGTTGATGTCGGCTACCACGAGAACCGTACATTCTTTGGTAACACCGTTCAACACCACGTGCCCCTGAGCCTGAAGAGCCTTTTCGAGTTCCTTATTCCGGAACCCTGTCATGCAGACAAACATTTGTTCGACTCCGTCAGGAGTCTCAACCTTTGGTGACTGTACATAAGTAATAACGACTCTTCTGTCCTTTCCCCTCGAAAGATACGTTTTTAACCCCTTTACGAACGTCAAAGCAAGCACCTCACCTATTCCCGGAATGAGTTCACATTCGTGCTTTAGAGCGACCGCAGACCCCGCAGTGAGCGCATAACTGTTTGGGTCACGCAGCCTCTCAACCGTTTCCCCATTCAAGCCGTCTAAGATTTTCTGACAGGTCGCCTCGGCAATCTTTCCGTCAAATACATTTATGGCTGTTAGGTAACGAGCCAACGGTACTCCGGCAAGAACCTTTTCAATCTGGCTTGAAACGGTCTTTCCTTTTGACTTTCCTAACAGATTCTGGAACTCCGCAACATGCGACTCAAGAATTGTGTCTATCGTCTTATAGCCATGTCCGTACAAACGACGTATCGTAGGCTCCTCAAACTGTTCGCAACCCATCGTACGGAAGAAATACACCATACCAGAAATTACTCTTTCCTTGCACGACTCATTTGAGCATACAAGGTCAACGTGCGTTTCGTTCCATTTGAGCGGTTCACCACAGGACGGACAAATAACAAGGTCGTCCATCATATCGGTGTACGCATTCTCGTTATACTCAATCGTCTTCAAGTGTTTAGGGATAACGTCTCCACCACGTGTTACTTCAATGAACGCTCCTTCGCAGATATGCTGGTCAATTAGGTAGGCTGCATTATACGCTGTGGCTCGTGATACGGTTGCTCCGTTAATCTCAACAGGTTCAATGATGATTACAGGGTTCAGAACACCTGTCTTCCCTATTCCCTTTTCTATACTGATGACCTTTGTCTGATACACGTCGCACCACTCTTCCTTCTTGAACGCAATAGCATAGGCGGGATTTCCGTTAGGAAGCCGTCCGAGTTGTTCGCGAACGCTTTCCTCACCAACCTCTATCACCACACCATCAATCTTGTATTCAGCGTCAAACCTGTCATGAAGTTCTTCATCAAGCAACAGGTTCATTTCCTCATCGTCAAGTTCCATTATCTCCTCAATGTAGAAACTCACGAACGGAGTAACATTATGGAACGTTCTTTTCAGTTCTTCAAGAACGCTTGACTTGTCGCCTGTAAGGTCAGAGCCATAACGCACGAAGTCCACGTTCGCCATAAAGCGGTTGTTCCAACCGTCCGGAGAGTTGAATATTCCGGCAACCATATTACGAGCGTTCTTATAGGCGAAGTCGGCTTGGTTGTCCTTGAGGTGGGCAAAGGTCTTCTTCTTCATGATAGCCTCGCCCCATGTGTGCATGAGGTGTGGTTCCGGATGCTCGCCCTCGCCATTGAACATACGGTCAAAGTGTTTCGTTGACAACTGTCCTTCTACACCATCACCACGAGTCCACGCTCTCTTATCGTCTTCATCAACGACAAGGCTTATTCCGTCAAATTTAGGAGTGGCGACAATCTCCTTACAACCTGCCGCAAACATCTTCTGTAACCATTTACGGAAGTCCTTGATTGTCTTGATTTTTTCGAGGCTGTACATAGGGACAGGCAACGGCTCCATACGGTCGGTGGCTTCCTCTACGATACCTTTCTTGAAGAACTCGTCCTCCGGACTGTTTACTCTCAGAGTTTCAACCATGTGGTCGTAATCAACATCTGATATTTGAGGATTGCCCTCACGATAAGCCTTATTGAGAGCCACCAACTCGGCTCTCAGGCTGTTAATCTTTTCTTGACTTAATTTTGCCATAACGAAATTATTTATTTTTGGTGCAATTCGTAATTGTTGTGACTGTACGATTCCCCGATTTAAATGTGGAAACCATATACAGAAGATTTTCTTCTTCCTCGTCCCATACCCAATACAATGATGAATGATTGTTATACTTCATCAAATCTCTACCAGTTCTTCTCGCGATACGAGCAGCCTCTCTTGCTGATGTTGTTTCAACTGTGAAAGTATCACCTCCGTTGTATTGAATATTGAACTTTTTCATAACCTTTGATTTTTAATGACACTACAAAGGTAATGGATTCTCATGAGATTCCAAAGAGTTTTCCCCGAAAATCTTCAAAAGGCTGAAGAAATTTCTACAATCTCCCCAGCCTTTTAACGCTTAACGTCCAATTTTCGGTTTAATCTTCCATCATATTGTGGTAAAGTTCGAGTCGGATTTTAGCATACGCTGCTTCGACGTTGGTGAAGGCACGCTGGTTGTTCACCCCTTTATCATTATATATTTCCGACTCGACTACCTTTGCCACCTGTTCAATCCATTTCGTATTCGTATAGGAAGACAACTTCTTGCCACGGAACGTAAAACAGTCAAACTTGGAATTTCGGTCTTCATGTAAGTTTGTCAGCAACTGTCTTATCTTCTTCGCTGTCCCTTCCTTATCCGAGATATGGTTCTCCTCACGAACCCTCTTAATAATACGGCACACCCTTTCAACCGCAAGGTCGAACGCCATATTCGTGACCGTCTTGATACGCATTTGCGTCTCGGGGACAAGTCCCTCGGATATGTTACTGAGTTGAATGTTTTGATTCCTCGTCTCAGCCAACAGTTCTTTGAATGTTTCCCGCTGTGCGCTCATTGTGTCGTTAATGACTTTCATGAACCAGCGGAAGAAAGTTACCCACATCAGTGCTGACAGCACCAAAAAGAATCCGGCTGTAATAGCCATCATTCCGAAATCTCCAATGCTCTTTCCTGTCTCGATAGCAGGATTAATCATGTCTGTACCCATCGTTATTCCTTGATTTTGTTAAAGTTTTCACTCGTTGTTATCTTTATTGGTACAAAGATAATAATTCAAAATGAAAGTCTCTAACCTTGGTTCAAGGACACTTTGGTAATCCAGAAGTAATTATCCGTTCCAAACTTGAAATCCTCTTTGTGAACTGACTGAATTCGCTCACGAAGCCTCTGTTCCGTCATTCCACTGGCGAAGTTATGCCCGATGTTTGCGAGTAGCGGTGTAACCTCTTGAGCGTCCCGCACCTCATTGTAGCGACATTCACGTGTCTTCAACCGTACTTCCGGAGCAACGTAGGCTCGGAACTCACCCATGATTTCCACCACGAGTATCTTACAGTCACAATTCATTACAAGTCCTCGACAAGCGTCAAGGAACTCTTTCTTAGCAGCGTTATTTTCCATAACCAATCATTTTTTCTATTGCATTTTTCTTTCGTTGTTCTTTCTCATCCGCAGCACCACGCTTCAGTTCCCTGTCAAACCGTTGGCGAAGTATCTCCTTCTTTTTGTCGTCAGGCAGCCCCTTAAAGACGCCAACGCTGAACTCTGGTATAGTGCTCTCAACTTCTGCGAAAACCATCTGTTCGCGACAGTTAGAACACTCATACGGCTTCCCCACAATAGTAGGAACCATCTTCTTGAGTTCTTTACTGTACTTCATCACGTATTTTCCCGGAGTAAACGCCACGCCATGAAGTTCACAGGCTTCATTCGGGCAGCACAATACATATTTCATAAATAATGCCTCCTTCCATATTCAGCGATTAATAAACTGTCAGTCAAGTTGTCATCGGCTTTCGTACAGTTCTCCGTCCGACGTAAATCCTGTCGAGGGAACAACCGCTTCGCTGCAAGCACTGACATCACTTTCTTGTCGGGGTTCGGTTTGATTCCCTCGTACATTTCTTTCTGCCACTTCTTAGGAGTCACCAACACTATCCTCAAGCCACACATGATGAACCCCATACGGAGCGCATAACATACTCCCCCGAAAGTGAACGTAGCACCCGCAGCAGAACGTGGTAGAGCGTGAACATCCTCTATCACGACAACCGTGTTATTGATGTCACACTCCTCCGATATCTGAATAATCAATTCTGACAGTTCATGCAGGTCAAGTTCCTTTCCCACCTTTGGCATCGGATAGTGCTTGATACCTGTACTTTTCATCACCGTGATGAACCCTTGCTTTCCTGGGTCTACTCCGATAACTGTTTGTTTCTTTTCCATACTATTCTATATAACTGTAACCGTTTTCCTTCACGACGGTGAGAGTGGTTACACCAGCACGAATATTCATGACATGACTGATTACATATACAGGATGATGAACATCGCTCATTGACTCAAGTAGAAGAGCCAAGCCCAACGGGTCTGTACCCTCAAGAACCTCATCAATCATTAGGAAGTGAAGTCCTCCCCATTGGTTCGTTCCATTAATCATTTCCTGAAATGCTTGTATCAAAGCCATTTCAATTCTTGCTCTCTCGCCTCCGCTAAACGACCAGAATGATTTATATTCGCCCTCGCCATTGATGACTGATACAGTTATCTCCTCCTTGATTTTCCCTTTCGCATTACGCTTGAACCCGTCTATTGATAGGCGAAGTTCTGAACGCTGCTTCTGTAAGGACATATTCGCGAAGTTCTGAATTATCCGTAACTGCTCACAGGCGAGGCTCATCTTGAACTCCTTGAAACGCAATCCCCACTGTACCATGTCTGATACCTGTTTCTCGCACTCTCCGTATTCCTTGTTTGCCTTTTCGAGTTTCTTTTTCGTCAGGGCAACAAGACCTTCCAGTTCGGCTTCCTTGGTTTCCATTTCAGCCTGTTCAGCCTTTTCAAGTTGTTCAACCAACTGTTCGCTCTCACTGTTACAACGTGATTGAATCCCTTCTTGATGCTTAATATCTTCTTGGTAGGAGGATATCATTTGGTTGCTTCGGGTTATCTCCCCACGGATTTTTGTTATCTCCGCTTGAACCTCACGAATGGCTCTGACTGTACCCTGTTCCTGAACACGTATCTTCATGAACTTGTCGTCATACTTCTTCACCCGTTCCTCGAACGAGTTGAGTTCTTCCAACGCTGTTTTCGCAAGGTTTTCCTGGGTCTCGGCTTCCTTCTTCTGGCTTTCAATTTTCTTCCGAGTGGTAGGAACATCAACCGTTTCATCTGATGTCACGAACTCCGTTCCACACTTCGGACACTTTACAGTCCCTTTCAGAATAGCCGTGAGGCGGTTGGCTTCGGCAGTGTACTGTGAAGACAGTTCCTGTGCTGCTTTACGCTTCTTCCTCGCTGCCTCTACCTTTGTATCGGTCGAAGAACGTTCTTTCGTTAGGGAGTCATATTGAGCCTTATAGTCAATCGCTTCTAATCCCTCTAACTTCTTAGAGGCTTCAGCAACTTTCTTCTGGTTGTCCTTGATACTCTGTTCAGCCAACTTGATAGCCGTCCGGGAATTCTCAATCTTCTTTTCCGCTCCGTCGTACTCCTGTATGACAGCGTCAATTCGTTCGTTTATACGCTCTATAAGCGATTGTCGTTCCTCCTCAAGATTACGTTCTCGCTCCTCAGCCAACTGTGTCTCATAGACGCCCAATTCACCCTCTATCTTCTGAACCTTTCCCAAGGCAACAGCCTTCTTCTCTTCCAACGGCTTAATCTTCTCTTTGATTACGCTGTCAGAGTCGTCTAACTGTTCAGCCTTAATAAAGCGGTTTATCAACGACAGTTTATCGGAGTTGGATGACGAAACGAATGACTTGAAATTCTCCTTGTTAAGGATATAGAAACTCTTCAGGTCTTCCGAGGATATACCTATCCAGTTCAAGATGTAAGCGTTCCCGTCATTGACGGTTGCTACCTGTACCGAACCCTCTTCCTCATTAATCATGAGTTCCAATGACGCTGAACCTTTCTGTCTCAGGGTTCTATGTATATTCAGCGTTTCTTTCCGTATCGGGCAGTAGATATCAAGCCAGATGTCCGCTTCTTCTTCACCCCACAGGATTAAGTCCCTGTCAAGTGTTTGTTTCTTGAGCGAGTTGGCAAGGATTGCATACGCAATCCCTGCTTCCATCGTACTCTTCCCTGCTCCGTTGGTTTCCTTTGACTCTATCTCCGTCAGGTTCTTTCCCTTGATTAAGACAGGCTCATTCACGAACTTATGCTTCAGTTCCTTGAATGACAGGAAATTCTTCAAACGCAAATAGGTGAGTTCCATACTAAATTGTTTTCATGATTTGTTCTTCGATTTCTTCCGCAAGGTCAATGTCGCTTGAGATTATCTCACGAGCCTTTTCTTGACCCTGTGCCAGCGTCTTTCCTTTGTACTTAAAGAACGAGCCAGCCTTTTCAATGATTCCCCGTTCAACTCCTACGAGTAACAGTTCCGAAGCCTTATCAATTCCCTCACCGAAGCGAATGTCGAACTCGGCTTTCCTGAACGGAGGTGCAACCTTATTCTTCTCAACTTTCACCTTGATGTGGTTAGCGGTTTCTTCGCCACGGTCTCCAACTGTACCTGACTTCGCAATGTCCAACACCTGTGAAGAGTAGAAGCCAAGAGCCTTTCCTCCCGGAGTCGTCTTCGGTGAACCATACACCACACCAATCTTGTCACGATATTGATTGATGAAGATGACCAACTGTTGGTTCAGTTTAATGTCACCAATCAATCCGGGAAGCCACGTAGCCATAAGCCGAGCCAGCACACCCATCTTAGCATCGCCCACATCGGCTTCCAAATAACATTTAGGGAACATTGCCGCCACCGAGTCCATCACGATTGCTCCGATTGCTTTCGACTTAACAGCCTCTCTCATGATTTCGAAACATTCTTCCGCAACTCCTGGTTGGCACAGAATAAACATCTCCGGAGATATGTTTACCCCCAGTGCTTCTACATAATCCATGTCAATTGCGTTCTCACGGTCTATGTAGAGAACCGCTTTGCCTGTCTGTTCCTGTATGTTCTTACAGGCTGTCAGAGCCAACGTAGTCTTTCCTGAAGACTCGTAGCCACGCAATTCAATGATACGACCCATCGCATAACCGCCACCAAGTGCCAAATCGAGCGACAGGCTTCCTGACGATACGAACTCTACTCCTTGAGTATTGTTTCCCGCCACAACTTCTTTGCCGAACTTCTTTTGTAGGGAGTTCACCAAATCTTCTACTCCTGCCATTGCATTACTTCTTTTAATAGTTTATATCCTTCATCATATTCGTAGCCTTTTTCATCGCAAAATGCTTTGAACTTTTCGGCTATATCTGTTCCGGACAGTTCCTGAACCACTTCGGCTTCCTCAGCCTCCGTGACTTCAACGTCCGTGTACTTTGCTTTCACCGAGATACCGTGTTCGGTGAAGACTTTTTTGTTGACAGCCTTAACAGCCTGTTGGTCTCCCACAAGTGTTATCCGAACGTTGACGCCATCTGTGTTCGTTTTAGCGAGTTTTAATATCTCTTCCTTTGAGGTCTTAAGGACATCAACTTTTATTTCCTTATACGGAACAAAATGAGCCTTTACGAACTCGAAGGACGTATCGCTGTACAATACCGTAAATCCCTTCTCCTCATCTTCCCCGAAGTTATTCTGACGGGTACTCGGTAGGTGAAACACGTTGGCTCCTGGTTGTTGAGCGTCATGATAGTGCCCCAGCATGACCTTTCCGTATTTTGAGAACAGTTTCAACGGAATCTTGTTATTCACGACCTTCCCATCATTATTGATAGAACCCTGTACGGCTGTATGGCTGAACAGGATTGATGTCTTACTTTTCGGAGTAGGTAGTTCAGCGAACTTCTCTAACCATACGTCTTGTGCGTAGAATGGCAAGAAGTGACATTCAACCCCTTTCAGGTCTATACAGGTAGGAATCTCATACAGGTTGAATCCTGGATGGTACTTATACGCTGTCAAGAAACTTTCGTCTGACTCATAGTCAGTCTTATCATGATTTCCGGGAATACAGAGCAACGTGATACCATGTTCATGATACAGTTCTATCATCTCTGTTAGACAAGTGAGAAGTTCTTGTCGTTGGCTTAATCGTGAGTCGAAGATATCCCCAAGCCATATTACAGTATCAACCCCCTGTTCCTGAGCCAACGCAATTTCCTGTTCGGCTATATCCAACAGTTCAAGCGCATTCGCCTCTTGGAGATGTTTATCTGTACTTATTATTGCGATAGGTTCTTTCCTCATTGTCGAAATTATTTAAAATGAAAGTCCAAGTGTATAACGCTTGGACTCTCACTCTGATTACTCATTGTTTACTTCTTTTTGTTGCGCATAGCACGGATACGGTCTATCGCACTTTGACCAGATGAACTACCAGCGTCCGAAGCAGGTCTTACTCCTGGAGTAGGAGCGGGAGTTTCATCTTCAGGTTCGGGGTCGGGTTCATCACCACCGTCATTGTCCCCAGCGTACTCTTCACCACCATCGGAATCACCGTCATCAGAACCATCCCATCCGGGAACGTGTTCAATATCGTATCCGAGGTCTTCGTGTTTCAGAGCCAACTGATAAGCCTCTTCCAATTCAGCACCCTCGAGGTCGAGTTCCTCGTATCCTTCACCGTACTGGCGAATGAACTCTTCGTTCACAACTTTCAGTTTCTCTTCGGGTGTGGGTTCGGCTTTCTTCTTTGTAACAGCCTTTTTCGCTGGAGCCTTTGCCGCAGGGGTTTCTTTCTTAGCAGCCGGAGCCGCAGGTGCTGCAGGCTTCTGTTCCTCTTCACTCGGACCGAAAGGTAGGTCATCCGCACCAGACGGTTTTTCGCCTGTCTTCTCTTCAATCATGTTCTGGAGTTCCTCTACCATGTCAAGGAAGTCATCCTGAGCAAAGATTTTGTAAGAATTGGCGTCATCGAAGCGTTTCAAACCATCAAGTGCATAGTCGAAGTCACGTTTGCCGTAACAGTCAACATACAACTTCTGAAGACTGGGCAGTCCCTCAAGTTCCTCAAGAACCTTGTCGGAAACAGCGTTCTTTTCAAAGTAGTCTTCCCATGTCTGTCCTACTTTCAGCGGTAACGACTTGAGCGTTTCAACTGTCTTGTTATTCTCGTCCTTACCACGACTCCACTGAATAGGGAAGCCAGTTGACGGGTCGCTGAACATATCTATCGCAGCCGTGTCGTTCTGAGCACACAGGTCGGCAGACTCTTTATTCAGTGCTTCCATCTGTTTCGGTTTCAGGCTGTCACGGTAAATCTTTCCTTCGATGAAAGCATAATACACGTATTCCAATTGAGGACGAATTCCCGGAACCCACGTACCGTTCTTTCCACCCATACGATAACCCGTAATCGGGTTCAGGAAGCGAGCACGTTCTTCTTTGTCCTGGAACTGTTCAGCCTGTTCGTAGACACGCTTGATGTACTCTTCGATGATGTCGTACGGATAACCACCGTGAAGCGTCGCCAAGAAGATTTTCTTGTTTGAAATTTTCTTCCCGATTACTTTTCCTTCCTTGTCCTTTTCGTCGACTTCACACTTGAGCATCGCTGTCAGCATAGGCACGTAGGGAGAGTCTCCTGGTTCGTGTGCCGGAAGAACACGTTTCACGGTGATACCGTCTCTTTGTTTCCAGAACTGAGCATACTCGCCTTTACCACCAAAATACGTGTCATACTGCTTTGTTTGCTGTACCGTCTCACTAACAGTTGAGAGCGGTGCTGCCTTCCATTTACTTCTGTCTAATGGCATAATACTAAATTTTTAAAATGTTGATAATTATCTGTTTTCCTTCACTATTCGTGTAACGTCTTCGAGAAACTTCTGTTCGTAACTCTTAATAGATTCCATCAGTTCGATGATGTCCTCAGCCTCTTGTCCGGCACACTTGTTGGCGATTAACTGCAATGCTCTCGGGAGCGTACAACCATAAGCCATGTCGTCCATTTTACCATTAGGATGGCGAGGACTGTCAGACTTCTTTAATTGGTAAACGTCATAACTTGATGCGTGACTTTCAACTGGTTTCAGGTAGAATCCGTCTGTGACTTTAATGTAACCTTTGAACTCTTCTACTGCGCTGGATTGAACTGTTTTCTTTGCCATAATTCTAATTATTTGAATGTTTAACTTAAATTTGATGATACAAAGGTAATGGAATCATTCGAATTATCAAAGAAGTTCCCCGAAAATTCTTCGAAAAATTTATTTGAACCCTGCTTTCTTGATGAAGAAACTGTTTACTTTACCCTCTACCAATTCCCCGAGGAACTCCGTTGGAGTAACAGGTTTGAGGAGGTTGTTCAGTTTCTTAGACTTGTCCTGAACCGCCCACTGAAGTGCGTCAAGAACACTGAAATTCTTCTGAGCGTCAATATACGCAATACAGAGATTCTGATAGTCTTCGTCAAGTAGGAGAGCCTCATCAAGAGCCTTTTCCGACAACTTGATTTCCTCGACTTCCCCGTCTTCCAAAGCCAGCGTAAACTTTCCGCCATTACGGTTCGCCTCGCGACGCCATTCCTTCTTTGTCTGGGCTTCGTAAACCTCTTTCTCGAGTTTACATTCCGCGACTTTCTTTTCGGCTTCAGCACGGAGCAACCCTACTTTGTTCAGGAGCGCACTGACTGTAACCGCTTCACCATATAAATTACTGTACTCAATAGAAGTGAGTTTATCGATGTCAACCGTGTCCTCAAATCCATTAGTTACCAACGTCACGGGGACGTCATTGAAATGTACGAGAATTTCCATAATTTTCTTCCTTTTATCTTAGTAAATTTATAACGTCAAAGTAACGATATTCGACTCGAAACAGGCTCTCAGCGTGTTCACCTCTTTACGGTTGTCGTAGGAAAGGATACCATTGATGAGTATCAGGTTCGCTCTTCCGCACGATAACAGAGGTTCCAACTGTTCGTATTCCTGCTGGAATATCACAATTTCGATGAACTCATAGTTCGCCTCTAATATCAGGCGACACATCGTATCCCCCTTGCGTGTCTTCTTAATCTCCATTTCAGCGATGAACCCAGCCAACACGACGTACCCGTTATTCGGCTTCACTTCCGTATCGTGACACTCCTCAAGAGTAGCATATTCGTAGGCATCAGGGAACTCCCCAGCGAACCTGTCATAGATTTTCTGGTAATCAAAGAACGCCAGTCCGGATACTTTCTTTTGTAGGAGTGCCCACCACCAAGCGTCATTGGCGTGGAAGTCGGCTCCAACTAATACAGGGTCGTCTTCCTTAACATTTCCCTTCGTTGTTCCGAGGAAGTGTACCAACAGGTCTATTCGTTCCTGAGGCTTCTTTACCCCCTCAAGATTGTCGAACGCTCCTGCCAATATCAAGTTTCTGATGATACGGCTGTTCACTGCTGAACCCTTCCATTTATGTCGGGTGATAAAGTCGTCTAACGACCAATATTGACCGTTCTCTGTACGTTCCTTTATAATTTGGGTTGCAGCCTTTTCTGCGACCTGTTTGACTCCTGTAATTGACCAATACAAGGCTTTCTCTTTGAAGTTAATAACAACATCTGTATCCGATATATTGATATCCACAGGACGTACCGTACAGACTCCCGTCTTATTGATTTCCGCAATGTAGCGTGAATAGTCAGACTCCATTGCATACTTAAATGCCACCGACCAATACTCAATAGGATAGTGAACTTTTATCCACTGTGAAATATAGCCTGTAATCGCATAGGCAGCAGCGTGGCTTCGGTTAAACAGGTACGTCGAAGCCTTATCAATAGCGTCCCACACCTTTTCGGAGTATTCCTGGGTGACGTTATAGTTGTCCCGATAGTAAGGAATAAACCGTTCTTTGTACTGCTGGAGAGCCTCGTATTTCTTCTTCACCATCGCTTTACGAACGTCATCGGCTTCCACCAACGACAGCCCACCCAACTCACGACAGAGTTGCATGATTTGTTCCTGATAGGCAAATACTCCATACGTGTTATTCAGAATCTTGTCCGTTCCGGTGAAATACTCAACCTCCTTCTGACCCTCTTTACGTGAGACGTACTCGTTGTGGAAGTTGTTCTCCATTGCCCCCGGACGATACAAAGAGATAGCAGCGATAAGGTCTTCAATATTGTCTGGCTTCATCTGACGGCAATAACCTGTCAATCCGGAACTACCAAAGTGAAAGTTATCCTCGTTCCAACCGTTCTTGAAATACCTGTACACCTCTGGGTCATCCAACGGCACACTGAATATGTCTAAATCCACACCCTCGTGCTCCTTCACCAGCCGAACCATGTCCTGGAACTTGTCGAACTGTTTCACACCCAGCACGTCCTCTTTTAGGAAGCCAGCAGCGTCCATCTCACCACCTTCCCACTCTGTCACGTACTCCTCACCATTCTTACGAATAGGAACCCAATGAAACATATCGTGTTCCTCTGGGAATACCATCATCGCACAGGCATGAATTGACTGAGCCTTTGGTGCGGGCATTATCAACATCACTTCATTGATGAGGTCGGAATGTTCAACAACAAAGTTCTTCACTCGTGAATGAGCACAGGCTATCTTGAACAGGTCTTCAGGCTTCCTGTCCTTGACGTCAAACACTTTCATCATTTCGTTCGTTTCCTGGAAGTCCAACCCGTACACACGAGCCATATCCTTGATGGCTGCTCGTAACTGTAATGCGCTGTAAGTTCCCACGGAACACACCTGTTTCCAGCCGTACCGTTCTTCCATGTACTTCTTCACACGGGGACGGTCTTCACCAGGATAGTCGCAGTCAATATCAGGGAGTGATACCTTAACACGTCCTGCGTTCAAGAAACGCTCAAAGAGTAGGTCGTATCTCATTGGGTCTAACTTGGTAATCCCCAACAGGTAGGAAACAAGACAACCACCAGCCGAACCACGACTGATACCCGTCATTATACCGTTACGATGGCACCAGTTGATAATGTCCCAAGTAATTAGGAAGTAGTCAATTGCCTCCCCTAACTTTATAACACCCACCTCTCGGTCTATTCGCTCCATAATGACCTCTTCACCCCAATCCTCAATGAGGTCTGGGTGACGTTCAAGACCGTCGGCTATAAGAGACCAAAAGAGGTCTTCATTTGTTTCGAACTGTTTCGCCTCTTCCTTCGTCATCTTATAGTGAGGCAAGTGTCTCTTCTTTACGTCGATGACAAAGGTTATCGCCTCAGCAATGTTTTCAAGGAATTCCAACCCTTCCATGAAACGGCTGTACACATCCATGAACCCTTCTTCGGTATCCGGAAACATTTGAGCCAACTCAACAAACAGTTGGTCGTTCGATTTGAAGTATTGATTGTCGCTCTCGTAGGCGGTTGTTCCGCCAATACTATGTAAGCGAGGTCTGATACAACTGTATTCCTCATCAAGATACCAAGCGTCAACCGACGGAACGGGTAACAGATTCTTGTCCTTGAAGAATTTCTTCAGGTTCGTCAGATACCATTCGTCACGGTTATCATCTACATATTCGCATGGGTCTAACTGATACACGACAGCATCTATATGCAAGTCTTTCAACTTGTCGTAATCCGTTGTCTTCGGGTCAAGGAACATAATCAAATCATCATTGTTAGTGGTGATTTTATTGAAGTCCTCAAGACCGATATACTTCGGATTGTCGCAGTTGATGAACTTGTTTATAGTGAGGAGGTCTCGCCAACCCTTATCGTTCCTTGCGTACACCTTAACAGTGAAGCGGAAATCCCGAGGCTGGTCATACACCACACACTCCATACCAATCACGCTCTTGATGTCGTTCTTCTGGCATTCCGCTTGAAACTTCAACGCTCCGGCAAGTGAATTCTTTTCACAGATACCCAACGTCTTCACCCCAAGGAACTTTGCCTTCTTACACCAGTCGGCATACGTTCCCGTCCCGGACATCATTTCATATTGACCGTGAACTCCCAAGAATACAGGGGTCTCAATCTCCTGTTTCGCCTGACCGATATATTTCAACCGTGTGAGTTTCACGTCATTCTCTTTACCTTTGGCGAGCATATAATACACCCCTCCGAAACTGAATGCGTAGAAGTCACACAATGTTTCGACGGATTCCTCTCCTGAGCCTTTACGCTTCGGGTCGGCAGGAATACCTACAAAGTTGAACCCGTCATCAAACAACGCACCGTCATACGCTGGCTGATACAATTCAAAGGTCTTCCCTCCTATCTCGACCACGTAGTCAGAAATAGGAGCGAAGTCCATTAAATTCTTCTCAAGATATTCTTTGAATTTATCCATTGATTTTCTGCTTAACAAGTTCCGTTATATCGTCACCATCTTTACACCCTAACGACAGGAAGTATTGAGCAAACTTCTCACTGATGTGGTCATTCAATTCGTAGGAATCCGAATGATAATCACAGAAGTATATCTGAACCTCTTTGCCTGTCGCCTCGGCAACCTTAAAGATAGCCTCAGCCTCACAGTCAAAACGCAATGAACCGAATACGATATCGCACATAAGAGCGTCTTCTTCAGACATCTTTGCCCAACTGTTTGTAACAGCGTTTGCCGTCCAACGTGCCCATACATCTTCCCCAGCCAATGACTTGAGATATTCACCTGTGTGCTGTAACAGTTCACGACCCTCAATCCGCACCGAGTCAAGAATATTAGGAGAATCAGCCTGTGCGAAAAACGGTAACAGGATATCGCT